TCTACTTCTCGCACCTTCTTGTGCGGCATTCCGTTCTCGCCAGCAACAAACGTGACGACACGGTTAACGTCAGGCAGCCAGATTTCCCACAACTCAGAGTATTCTTCGTCAAACCCGCCGTGGTAAATGTCGCTCTGCCCGATGGCTTCAGCACGAGTGTCGCCGGTTTCGTTGTACAAAGACTTGGTTATAGACGGGACATCTGCATTGTTGGAAAATAGGTCGGATTCTCTAAGCATACGAGTCGGAACCCGATAACGGTGTCCCATGTAACCGCATTCTTCCATTGAGCGCGCGGACATATCATGCACCCAATCGTCAAGGCCCACACATTCTGCAAAAGGTTGTCCTGCTTCATGTAAAAAGCCACGCATGGGTTCGAGTTTAGACTCTGTGACACCAACTTTGACAATACCGATGGAGAAGAGGGCATCAATGACTGCCAGTCGTAGCGTTGTTTCAATGTCCATTTCCTTCAAGATGTGGTTGGTTGCCAACGCCATCTCATCCGCCGGTGCCGCTAGACGCTTAACCCGAGGAGTTACACGCACTTGGGGCCGATTGGCCACCAACTGACGTGCATAGGTAGAAATAAACAACTCCAGCATGTTGACGGGCACCCGATCCCGAGAACCAGTGTCAGAGTAGTTACGCCCCACAAACTCACGTACAGCCGCTACCCGCTTTTCCCGGTAGGGCTGGAGTCTGCGGCGACTGTGTTCGATGGCTTTGCGAAGCCCTTGGTAATTGATGTCGTTGTATCTCACCAGTCTTGTCTAGCCTTGCGTTTCTTGTCCACTGCCTGAACCCTCCGGTACGCCAGAGTTCCGGGCTTGGCAACATCCCTTACATCAATCTTCGGATTGGCGCTATTTTTGCAAAGTTTGGCTGCCAAGGCATCTGCGATAACCCTGTCACCGTGGTTGTCCCTTGCCCCGGAAGGGTCAATAGACGACCGGGAGCGGGCGTGTACCAAGCCGCCCGCTTGTGAGAAGACGTATTCTCGGCACTCACGTACTGCATCGCGGCTTAGGTTAACAAACGCGCCGTCTGCCAGCATTTTCCGGTACTGGCCCAGCAGGGCTATCTTCTCTTCCTTGGTGCTAAACCAACCCGGAATGGACCCGAAGCCGGGACGGATTGACTTCTCGTTGGTCCTGTAGAAGACGTTCCCGTACCCAGTATCCTTGAGTGCGTCACCAAATACACGACCCGGACCATTGGCTTCCCATACCAAGAACGCCCCAGTGTCGCTCAGACCCCTGAAGTAACGACAGATAGCCGCCACGTTCTTAGCCAAGATGTCGGGACGCATAGTCGAGGTCACAAACTCTGCAACCTTCTCGCCTTCTACTGTTGCAACCACTGCGACACTGTTGCTTGAGCCTGTGCCTGTGGCAACGTCCACACCGACTACGTAGTAGGTCTTGTCATTGGGATGATTGTCTCCCCAAATACGTAAATCACCGCTTGTACCCAGTTCTGTAAAGCCAAACGGTTGGCTAAATTCGTCAAAATCTAACGTGCCCCGCTTAGTTGACGGTATGCAACCACGCTCTAACCTGTCTATTAGGTCGGGCGGGAAGTACAAATAGTCCGAGCCACCGAAATCAAGGTCCAGTTCCTGTGCGATTTCAACGGGGTGGGTCCGTCTCTTCTTCTCGCCCTCATACCACGGGCTTGTTGGGTTGCCGTCCTCGTCCTTGTACATGCCAATGTTCTTACGCGGGTCTTGCGTCCAGTGAAACTTCATCACTTTGGTTCGACCTGAGTGAACAATGTCGTAGAAAGAGTTGCCTGTTCCCTTCGGTGTGCTTACAAACCAACGACAGTTGGTCGCGTCGGCGGTTGCTGCAAGTACAGCCTCCGAGTTCTCCACGGAGGCAAACTCGTCGAGGGCAATGCAAGTCTTACGGTCGCCCCGAGCAACGTCGCCAGTAGTAGATTCGCCTGTAATAGCGGAACCATTGTCTTCATTGGTCAACCTCAACTTGGTTCTGGTGAAGTTAGGCATTAGCCAACCCGGCAAATACTTCAGAAAGAAGTCGATCTTGCTAAACAGGCTGGCCGAGTTGCCCGGTGAGTCCACCAAGCCTTCTTTACGGCTAACCAATAGCAAAGACTTCATGGGCTTGAAGTGCCAGTACCACGCAAACACGGTAGTAGTTAGCCAAGATGCGCCCATGTCCCGCGATTTCACCATGCCTAAGTCATATCCGTTGTCAATGCTGGCGCACATCTCCGCAATTGCTTCGATCTGGAACGGATAAAGAATAAATGGGCGGATTGACGGCTCAAGTCGCGGGTCAAGCGTGTATCCGAACGTATTGACGTAGAAAAAGATGTCTCGATTGCACAACGCCCACAAATCTGCCTGCACTTCTGGGCTGGCTGCGGCCATCTTGGCTATTTCCCTGCGGAACTTGACGTTCTCTACGGGGTCAGTCGGTACTTTTCTTCCCAAAAGGGCTGTCATTGCTTAAGTATTGCATAGCACGGTACATCACGTGCTGCGAATCCATCAATTGTCCTATGGCTGCGTTGGTTGAGCGGGACAATAGACCTCGAACTCGACCAGTTTTGTGGCAATGATCTACGCAAATCTTGCCTAATTCAAGCGGAGTCAGGGTTATTGGGTCTAACCCCACCTGATTCTCGTACATCTCCATAAATTGCAGAGGTGTCACTCCGTATTTCTGTTTCAACGTCACCATCGCTCGGCATGCTTTGCATTCCGTACGGTACGTGCCCCGGTTCTTGTCGAATCTCGCCAAGCCCAGAGTCTTCTCGCATATCCGGCACTTCTTCCTCTTCGTCGCCAAGCATTTGCTCCAGACGGTCGAGTAATTCAATTGACCTAATACCATCATCGGAGTAACGAGCCTCCGCATCGAGTTGACTTTTGGTTGGCATCAACTTCATCCAGATGGTTGCATAGAACGCTGTCTGGTTGCTGGGCGAGGTCTGCACCCACTTAAGCAAACCAACCGCACCACGGCTGGGTACGGCTGACGGCTCGATCTCCGCTGCTGGAACGGACACATGTTCAAACACAAACTGTGCTGCTTCTCGCTCAGAGCAATGACCGGCGGGTACAGCCAGCACCAATCGCTTGTAAGGGTCGCCACCTGCGGGGTGCGGGCGTTCCACTTCCATCAAAGCCTTCTGCTCTGCAACTTTTTTATCTAAGCCATCATTGATGAACTTGTATTTCAGGTTGTTGTACTGCTCCCATCTTCCGGCAGCAACAATCCTTGATTTAGTTTCTTGATTCACTGGCTGCGCTTCAGGCTCTTAACAGCAAGGATTTTCTTTTCTCTGTCCTCTGCCTCTGCTCGGGTCTTGAACGTACCCAAACGACGGCTGCCGTCTTTGCTAAACAGAATAAACTCGCGGCCTTCTTTTTTAATCATTTACGCCTCTTTGCTGCGCTTTTGGTTGCGCTCTTCCAACTAATTCTTGCAGGGCCGGTCTTCTTTTTCTTAGCACCAGTGCATTGAGACATCGTTGGCCTGCAAGCAGGGTATGGCCTTTTGCTGTCTTTTGCAGACTTGCGGCCACAAGGCTTGCCGGTTTTGCAATCAACCCAGCCTTTGCCTTTGTTTTGACCAAACCATTGTTTGAGTCCGCCCCCAGTGTTTGCCATTTTAGCCACCGCACACACCCCACTCTGACAAGACCTTGAGCAAAGCGTTGAACCCGTTGTTGGTTTGCGGGTGGTACTTGACAGCGGCTACGTCGGACAGGACTTGCAGCAGGTCTTCAAACCCCACCACCCCATCCTCGTTCAAGTCAGACGGGCAAGAGTTGTCCGCGTAATAGTCCACGAAGTACGGGGCACGGTCACAGTTGTAGTCCTGCCCGCAGGCGAACCTGATGACTCCCCCACTACCGAAGTAGTCAGGGCCAGTAAAGCGGGCAATATGGAATGAACCGGGGTGCTTCTCGCTCTCCCAGTCCACGTTGTAGCCACGCCACATGATTAGATCACCGTAGTCATTTTGACTTGGTGAAGAGCAACAGACCTGCCCAACAATGGTGGCACGGTGGGGCCAAAAGATCAGCGTGTCTGACTCCAGCAGATCCTTGTGCTGAGCCTGCACCTGCGGATACTTGAGTTGTCCAAAGGTTCCATACTTCTTGCCGGGTTCACCGTGCAAGATCCAAGAGTCAGCCCAGAAGTATTCCAGCCCTACCTGATCGAAGGTGTTAGGTATACCGCTCACCGTGTCCCAGTTGACTGGGGTGTGGTTCTGCCCGAGGTACATCCATCGCTGGTATGGGTTGGACTGAATGCAATCCCAATACTCACCGGGGTCGGGGCACTTGATCCCGGTGTCTTGCTCCCAGTATTCAATACACTCAGGGCAGTTCTCAAGGAACGGGTAGAACGCATCGTTGCGGTTCTTGAACACGTCACCCTCAACAGTCCACGCAAACGCACGGGTTGGCACTTCGCTGCCTCTGGTGCTGCCGATCAGATACGGCGGGCGCGGGCTGCCATCTGGCTGCGAGAACTCAGGGTCAAAGCCGGTCTGGATGTACACGTCAAACGTACGGCCAAACGGAGTAAGGCGACCAAGGTCATCAACCCACATCTCAACCGTGTCGGGGCTGGCTGGCTTTTCGCCATTTATCATGGCTAGGCAAAGCAGGCCAATCATTTACCAGTCTTT